AGCCGTGCCCGGCATCAAGGCATATTAAAAATTCATTTGCTTTCATGTTTTATATTTTTAAGGGGAGAAGAAATTAATCAACTCCCCTTGGCACTAAGGTAGCGACTTCTCTGCGCCTATAATTTAAACCCGATGAGCGAAAAACCTGCAGCTACGAGCGATAATTTAGGAGGAAGTTTCACTTCTATCTCCTTCCCAGCACATTCTCTGGATGTCTCCTTGATTTTATCCCAAATGATTTGAGCAAGTTTAACATATTCTCGCCAGGTTAATTTGACTTTTTTCCCATCGTCAGTAAGAAGTACATTTACCTCTTGCGCAAGTTCCGCAAAATTGAAAGCAAAACAAGCCACGTCGCCCAATGGACTTTTGATTGTGTCTGCGCTTTTTAAGGCATCTTTTAAATTAGTCTGCATATTATGTTTTTTTAAAGTTTCTAAAATCATTGAATGAGTGATAATTTTTTCCATTTTTTAACGTTTAAAAAATCTAATAATTAGCGTTCCAATATTTACTCCAGTCATTGACTTTATATTTTCTGAAATACTATAAAGCTCCGTTGTGGCGATGGTAAAGGCTACCATGTAAGTAATGTTTACAGGTAAGCTAAAAGTAATTTTTGCACCTTCAAAAATCATAATGCCAACAAAGTAAACAACCACCTTTTGCGATGTGCGATATAGTCCTTTGCTTGTTATAGGCTCTCCCCTTTTCCTTGCCGCCATGATTCCCGTGACTGTGTCTGCAAAAACGACAAAGATTGTAAAAATCAAAAAATGTTTGATGGGTAGGAAAAACGAGAATATAACTCCGCAACAAATGGAATAGGCAATGCCATCGTAACCAAGTTTAAAAATGTTGTAGATAACTGCTTTCATCGGTTTAAAACTAATCGTCTAACAATACTTTTTCCATCTTGTGATACATATAATTTTCTTCCTTCATCCCAATACAAATCTAAGAAATTTCCTGTAGTTGGAAATCCATTTAAACGTATCAATGACTTACCAAAACCAAACAACACCCTTGCGGTTGAGCCTTGCACCGTGTAACGCAAAGAGCCATTAGCCGTTTTGTTCCATGTAATTGGAATTGCTCCGCTGCCTGTGTTTATTGTCCATCTAAAAGTAGAATCATTTAAATGTTCAAATGTTTGCAATCCTAACGAATCAATAGGATTTTTTCCTGTTATTTGCGTAATACCATTGTTCTCTCTTATTGCACCTGTTATTTCTTTTGAATAGAAATATGAGCCATTCACAAAGTTGGCAAAACTATTTGCAGTGCTTTCAAATTTCTGCAATGCTGATAAATAAAATTGAGCCGTATCACCAATGATAGTAACTTTTTCGTAATACGAATCATCATCGTATTCAATTCTGTTTAAAAGGTAAAATTTGCTATTCTGTGAAATGACATAAGCCGTGTCAAATATTGGTGATTGAGCATTTAAAATGCTTGAGCAAAAAGCCAATAAAATTAAAATCCTTTTCATGTGTATTTTTTATTTTGTTACGAATACTTTGAATAATGCTGATGCTGGGTCAACTGTTCCCGATGAATAATTATTAAATCTTACCGTTACTGTGTTTGCAGCCGATACCCATGCCGAATAACTTGTATTTGCATTTACGGCAGCATTTGGAACACCTAACGAAACAACGTCACCATCTGCTGCACCTGTCACAGTAATTGTTAAATCAGCTGATAATAAAGTTGTGGTTGAAGGAAAATTAAGGGTTGCCGAACCTGTTAATCCGTGGTTAACCGTGTGCCTTGTTGTTGATGGCGAAAAAAAAAGGTTTGTCCCGTTAAACTCTAATGCCCCAGCTTCAGCGGTTGTAAGGTTTATACCACTTGTAAATTTCAATGGTGCGGTTGAGGCGGTGGCTGTGCCTTCTGCAAGGTGAAGTCGTGCGGTTGCAGAAGTAACACCAGCTGCAATATTACCTGTTGTCCTTGCATTGCCGACAACGTGCAAGACTTCAGTTGGAACAACATCATCACCTATTGTAACTTTAAATGTTGTATCTAATCGTAATAAAACTTTATTCGTAAAGCTATTTGATGTAATAAACAACATATCTCCAGCAACATTATTACTTAATGCCATTCTATTTGTTAAACTACCACCATAACCAAAATATCCTTTAAAATTATTAGCATTATCAGAAAAACCATAATAAGCAGACCCAATAGCCCCAGTACTTTTTTGTGTTATTACATTTGCATTAAAAGTTTTTGACCCAGCCACCGTTTGCGTCGTCGTTAAATCTACAAAGTTTTTCGTTGGGCTGCCCGTTCCCCCATTTGCCACCGCCAAAGTACCTCCCAATGTCACCGCTCCACTTGTTGCCGTGTTTGGTGTTAAACCCGTTGTTCCCGCGCTAAAAGTTGTAACGCCACCGCCACCAGAACCGCTTATTTCATTCCATTTAGGTATTGCACTTGCTTTATAAAAGTATAACTTTTTATTCACCGTATCAAGCACAAAATAGGCAGCCGTGTCGCTCTTTGCCGTCAATGTGGTATCAGCCGCCACACCCCGATAAATAAGCCCGTCGGCAGTCGTCTGTTCTCCTAATGTTATCTTTTGATTACCATTGCTCGGGTACTGTGCCCATGCAAGGCAAGGCAAAAGGAAGAGAAAGAGGGAAAGGAGTTGTTTCATGTTTATGTTTTTTAGTTTGTTTTTATAAATTTAAAACAAATACTGTAAATTGACCAGAAGCAGGATTTATAGAACCACTACTATAATTATTAAATCTTATTTTAACTGTATTAGCACTTGAAACCCATGCAGTATAATTAGTATTTGCAGGCGCTGAACCATCTGGAATAGCTAACATTACTGGATGAGAAACAGCCGCTCCTGTATATGCAACTGTTATATCGCTTGAGCTTTGCGCGCTTGTATTTGGAAAATCTAATGTAGCTAACACAAAACCTCCTAAATTTAATGTTCCGCTTGATAAATTTAAACCACTACCTAAAGCTATTTCACCTATAGCATTACTACTATTTACACCAATTATATGAGTTAAGGATGAAGTTGTTGTCATTGTACCTATACTTGCACCGCCCGTTAATGTACTAAATCCTGTAACATTTAAAGCTGAACTACCATTAATATCTCCTGCAAATGTTTTAGCACCTCCAAATGTTTGAGTAGATGCAGTTACTACACCTGTTGTAGATACTCCAGCGTTAGCTATTGTGATATTAGGAGTAGTACCTCCGCTTGATGAAATAGGTAATGAGCCTGTAACGCTTGTTACCGTTCCATTTCCATTACCTGTGCCTGCTCCAATAGCCGTTCTAAAATCCGCTGCACTTAAAGCACTTACAGTGTTGTCTACGTTAAATCTTGGAAATGTTATAGCAGATGGATTGGTTAATGTAAACATTGATTGTCCAATAGTTGTACCTCCCAAATCACTACGCATTCCATCGGCTGCCCTTTGGCTAACTGTGTTATCTGCATTATATCGTAAAAAGGATATAGCCCCTAAATCAGCTAATAAAAATGTATTAGCACCTCTCACGGTTGCGCCAAGAGCAGTTCTGGTATCAGCTGCAGTTAAAAGTGTTATTGTTTTATTTGCATTAACTTTTATAAATTTATCACTAACACTATTATCAGCTACTAACAATGCCTTACCAACTGTTGTAACTCCTAAATTAGTCAATGCAGCATCGGCAGTCGTTGCACCTGTACCACCATTTAATAAAGGTAAAGCAGTACCGCTATAGGTAAGGGCTAAAGTGCCAGAAGTTGTAACAGGTGAGCCGCTAACAGTAAAAATAGATGGTGCAGTTAAACCTACACTTGTAACTGTGCCAGAGCCTCCACCTCCTCCGCTGTATTGTGGAATGTTTAAGGTACTACCAACCAATGTTGCAGCTCCGCTTGTGCCTGTTGTGGTAAGTGTTAAATTATTTTGTTTTGACGCAAATCTTGTTGTAAGATTTAAAGATGTAGTATCGGAAAAAGCAAATTTATTATTAAATGTAGTCCAATCCGCAGATGTCAAATAACCTGGCACACTTGCCGATGCAGCATTCATTGTAAGTTCTGGAGTTGTTGTATTATTAGTTATGCTTATAGGAGTGCCTGCGGCTGCCGTAACAGTTGTTACAGTTCCTGCGCCAATGGCAGTACGAAAATTAGCAGCAGATAATGCCGTAACAGAGTTATCAGCATTGAACCTTGGAAAGGTAATAGCAGAAGGATTGGTCAAAGTAAACATTGACTGCCCTACCGTTGTGCCGCCTAAACTTGTGCGCCCTGTAGATGCAGTAAGGCCTGTACTACCGCCATCCCATTTTAATCTATCTGTAAATGCAGTATTCCAATTACTTGAATTGTTTGTAATTGATGTTGTCCATGTTGTGCCTGTGGAAAGTGCAATGCCTGCCTCTGGATAGATTGGATTACCTTGCCCGGAAGAAACAGAGCCGATGCCACTAACTGTAACTAAGGTATAATTTTCACCAATTTTAAAAGATGTAGCTGCTACCTTAACCTTGTTTGTGTCAATAACGGAAAACTGGTCATTTAGGAGTAACTGCCCATTACGAAATAACAGAATAAACTGTCTTAACTGAATAGGAAATTTAGGGAGTATAGTAAATACTAAAGTGTCACTTGTAACATTTTCGTATTCCTGTTTAATTATTTTAATTGTATCTCCTCCTATTTCAACTGCCACAATGCTATCTCTTACAAAGTCGTAAACTGTGGATGTGTCAACGCGTAGTGTACCGGTTGTTGTTATAGGCCCACCAAGTAATCCGTAACCACTACCTACACTGGTAACTGTGCCGCTGCCTCCAGTGTACTGTGGAATGTTTAAAGTATCACCACTTAATGTAGAAGCTCCGCTGCTTCCTGTAGTAGTTAAAGTAATATTGTTTTGTTTAGTCGCAAACCTTGTAGTAAGATTTAATAAAGTTGTATCTGTCAATTCCATTAAAACAGAGAGGTCTGCGGAGACTGTGCCAGTGGTTGTAATAGGATTTGGTGAAACAGTTATACCTGTACCTCCAGATATTGAGGTAAGTGATCCGCTGCCACTTCCACCACCGCCACCACCACGAGGTAAAATCACTGTATAATTCTCACCTACCTTATAAGCAGTCGCACCGATTACCACGGAGGCATTAGTAGGTACTGTATATTGGCTTGGTAAAAGTATTTGACCATTTCTATATACTTGCAAAGATGTTGTATCATTTACTACTAAAGTATCTGTTTGCGTCCAGGTTAAAGTGCTTGAAGATACATTTCTAAAATCTTGCCTTGCGTAAAATCTGCCGCTTGTGTCTGCGTATGCTTTAGTGGCATAGTTGGCTAACATGGAAGCCGTATCGCTAATTAAAAGTGCGGCAGTTGTATCTCTCCATAATCCACCAGAATAATATAAACTTGATTTTTCAACCGGTGATGTAATTGCCACGTTGTGCAATTCGTTTAAACTATAACCCGATGCCACACGAATTGAAATTGTACCATTGTTTACATGAGAATTTATACAAAAGCCAATAGGCATATCAATGTTAGGTGCAACTGGCTCAACATCTGTCCAAACACCAGCAGTAGTTGGCGAAGGATAAAGAATAGCACCAGCCGCAAAGGTATCAGTGTTAACTTGCCTTATCTTGCCAAAGGAAATAACATAGCCATCCTCACCGTTGCTTAAATCGTGTGCGGTTATTCCTAATAGCAATTTTGCATCTATTGTGCCATTTGCTATGAACTTTGCAACTGTTATTCTGCCACTTGCTCCAACCGTGCCATTAGCATAAACAAGACTTCCTTTTGTAATGGTTGATCCTGTCTGATTCTTAACTAACCAAAAGTTTTTAAAGCCTATTTCATTTGGTACTTTATCATACATTCCTAACACAACTGTACCTAACTCATAATCCCATCGCATTTTTGCAGTGTCAACATTGTTAGGTGAAACACTTGTATCAAAAAATAAAGAATCAACAGGCTGCGTAAATGAGCCGCCACCTACTAAAGATGCCCATGCGCCTTGTTTCCAAACATATATACTTCCAGTTACACTATCTAATACTAAATAGGCTTTTACATTCTTATCTGCATAGCTTGTAGGCTTAGTTACTGTATCAGAAACAAGACCTCTCCAAACCAAGCCGTTTCCCGTAGTCTGAAAACCTAATCTTTGTTTGTTGCCTGTGATTGGGTAGGGAATGGAATCTATGGAGGCATAAGATATTCCTGCCACCAAAAGAAAAGCAATAACAAGTCCTTGCCGTTTGTTGCCTACTTTGTTAATAGCTTTGCCGATAAACTTGCGCCCAATGCCCATTATTAATTCATTGGCTAAAACCTTGGCAATGTTTCCAACTGCTTTTAAAAACTTCCTTTCTTTCTTTGGTGCTTTTATCTCTTCCATTATATTATGTTTATTGCAAATACAATGTAATTACTTCCATCGTAATGTGTGTTAATATCTATCGTAATAGTAGCAGGTGCCGTTATACTATATTGACTATCTATTAATTTCTGACCATTCTGGTAAACATGAATAGCAGCATTTAAATTAGTAACTGGCAACACTCCATTATTTTGTGTCCAGGTTAAAACATTGGATGAAGCTGCAATAAATTCTTGATTGAATATTGATACGGCAGAGCCATTTACTGTAACATTATTTATTGTTTCTGTGACATTATTATTTACTACACCGCCACTGCCTGCATTGTTTGCAACGTCGGCAAAGTCGCGAGGTTTAGATAATACTGTGCGTTCTGTATAGTTAGGCATCCAATTCTATTTTAAAGTAATCACCTTGCCAAATCTCTGTTTTTAAATCAAAACTACCTCTTTCAAAAACGTAATATCCGGATGAATATTCTATTACCTTGTGAGGAAGGTAAGGATTGTCAACTGATAAATTTTGGAATGGCATATCAACCATGCGTAGCTTTGGTGTGAGCTGTCCTCGTATTACTTCATTTACTAATAATTGTGTGACATTGTTAAAGCCTGATCCGCTGCTAACATCCCATGAGCTGCTATTTTCATAAGTGCCAGATTCTAATACTTTTAATCCTCCATCTGTTGTTTTACTTGGCCCATCTCCTATATATGTATCAAGGCTAAATATAGTAGATGATTTATCGTCATTGTCAGAGCCATATTCAAGGATGTCACTTTGCCCGGAGACTGCACCAGTAGGAAGAAATTCAAGATAATTACTACTTAATAAATATGATATACTAAAATTACCAGAAACATTTGTTCCTGCCTCATTGCGCATATTTTTTAATCGCATCTCCCATATATACTCTGCGCTCTCTGGAATGTCTAATGTATCAAATGTGATTGTTTTATAAGCAACAAAAGCAGCATCTGCTGTTATTGTTTCCGTATTAAACTCATATTCGTAAAATGTATCTTCCCAACTTGCAGCTTCTAATATAAAGTTAAAACCGTTAGTGTATGTTACATTTCTTTTTAAATACTTATTTTCTTGCTTTACTTGTAATGATTTTATTTTGCCAGTAAAACCTGGAGATGATAAACTATCTAATTGTAATGTATCTGTGTTAGTTGATAAAATTACATAGTCATAATCACCACTTTCTGTAATTGTTTTTGTTACACCGCCTAAACGTAATCTAAGAGTACCACTATTTTCAATATCTACTTTTATTTTACCCCAGATCGGAAGAGC